ACGTTCTGCCGAGTGATCGCCCACTGCTTGACTGCGCGCCAGACGATGACTTGCTGGTGATGCGATGGAAGGCCCTTGCCGGTGCTCGGGTAGTCCTCCAGCAAGGTGGAACTATCCGACGCGGCAGCGAGCAACTTCGGTTTCACCCGATAGTCGAAGCGAATCGTGTAGCTGGCATCTGGCGTCGGGTAGACGTGCCAATCAAGGTTCGGCTCGATGGTGAAGAACTGCGGGCGCCCGGTCGCGACAGTCCCGCGATCACGTAGACCGCGGAACGTTTCGTAGTCCTCGAAGTAGATCGGTTGCTCGGCGGTCTGTCCGTTGGCGGTCGGGTAGCACAGCGCATAACGCCGTGCGCCCCAGCCGATGCCATCGATCATCGGCACCCATTCGGCCATCGTGGTAAGCGTCGCAAGCGGGCGAACAGTTGTCGTGGACGCCGCAAACACCAGCGTCCCAGTCATGACCATCCAGCCCCATCGATGCTCAGCCTGGAACCGCTGCCATTCCTTGATGACCCAATCCACAATCTCCGCCAGTTCATCCGTCTGGCCTACGGTTGTCGTCGGCACGGTGCCGGGTTTCGACGTGTTGCCACGCGAGCCCGTCCCGAGAATCCGGTGGACGTCTTGGCAGAGACTGAGGAGGGTACTCACGCCGCGATGCGCTCCTGCTCGGACTCCAGTTGTTCAGGCGTCAGGCCCAGCAACTGCAATACCTCGCGGCGCCACACGTCCACGGAATGGTCGCGGTCTTCCTTGTTCGGACGCTGGCCGTCAGTCAGGTGGCCCCAGATGCGCCCGATGACTTCTTGATCGTCATCCGCGTAGAGATCGGTCGCCAGCGCATCGCGCCGATACCAATCGACCAGCGAGACTGCGAGATCACACGTGCCCGGCGTATCGCCCATGTCCTGAAATGCGTGGCACATGGATTCGGTCCACGTGTACTGCATTTCATTCGTACCTTGCAGCCACTTCATGGACACGTCGCGCTTTACCGCGTCCTTGAGGTTCTGGTAGACGGGCCACGGCACATCCTGAAACGGTTCCTTCGGGTCGATGAAGAACACTTCACCTTCCCAGCCGACAGGGAACTTGCGATCCCCACCGTCCTTCTGATCCTTGGCGAATGCCTTGATGCGGCGACGCTTGCCCTTCCACGCGATGATGCTGGCCAGTTGCGGCGGTCGGCGGAAGTTCTTCGGTGCGACTTCTTTGGTCGTCGGCTTGTTGCCGAGCAACCCGAATTTGACGAGCAACTTGTTACGCAATCCGGCCGGCGAGGTGTTGCCGCCAAACGACAGCCCGGCGGTGCGACATGCACCGGCAAGCTGCTCTTTGGACAGTCCCTCAAACTCGTTGTCGAGCCACTCGGCGACCTGTTCATTTGTGACGATCATGGGTGATCCCTTGTGCGACGCTCACGCGCCAAAAAAAAGGGCGCCCGAAGGCGCCCCTTGTTTGCTGCGGTTGTTACGGTTACGACGTGACGACCGACGGGCTGTTGGTCGGGTCGTACATGGTCTTGACGTCGTTGGCGTACCAGATGCGCGCGTGAATCAAGGCGGCGCTGGTGGCGGGGCCGGCAGCCAGGACCATCTGCACGTTGTAATCGACGTTGGGCGTCGAATTGGTCCACCACGTCGCCGGGTTCGCCGTTCCGGTGGCGCCTTCCACGGGCAGGTTGTACGTGCCACCGACGCGCACCAGGGTTGCCGCAGCCGCCGCGAACGCATCCGCGTCGTCGTAGGTCGTGCCGACCGCATCCGTGCCGATGTTGACGGTGACGGTCGTGCCGCTGTCTGCGTCCGCCGTGTAGAGCTGCAAGCCGATGACGCGATGGCCGGCGGGGACGCGAAACAGGTTCGTGGTGTCGGACGTGGTGAGCGCCGCGCTCGGCGTGACCGAGCCGGTCGCCGTCATCACTACGCCAGGCGTCGGCGAGCCAGGAAGCGGCTGGTCGGCGAAGTAGCTGGACAGGTTGTAAGTTGCCATTGCCTAACTCCTCAAACGAGAAAGGGCGCCGAAGCGCCCTCAAGGGTGGGTTGAATTGCCGTCAGGTCACGTGTGGTTGTTCGTGCACGCGACTTCGATGCGGGCAATCCACAGTTCATTGAGGATCAGCCGGCCGGCGGTCCATGCGGCAGTCCACAGGCGCGTCAGGTTCGCCGGGTCGGTGCGATCCGGGTCTTTGATCAGGTACACGCGCAGGTTGCCGGAGCCGTACTTGCCGTCACCCTTGAGCGGAACGTGACCCAGTGCGTTCTTGCCCACCACAACGATGGGGAACACGTCGGCGCTGGTGCCCGTGGTGCTGCGCAGGTTGGCCGAACCGACCGTTGCGCCAGCATCCGCGACCGGGGTCAACTCCGGCGAGAGGATGATGCGGCCACGGTCAATCGCGCCGACCTCGAACGGGGACACGGTGACGTTGCCCGGATACTCGTTGATGCCCTTGAACCCGGCACAGTTGCGGAAGTCGCCGCGCAGGTATTCGGAGCCGAAGACCAGATAGGACGGCATGATGCCGCTCGATCCGATCTTGTTGGAGCCGAGCTGCAATTCAGCGAAGGTCTTGGCCTTGGCGTTGCGCAGAAGGGTGTAAGCCTTCTCCAGTCGGCCAGCGGTGATCGGACCGTTCACGTCAGTGCGCTGCGTGATGGACGAGCTGTTGTAGAACTTTTGCGTACCGCCGATCATCAGCGCCCAATTCAGCGCGGTGTTGTCGAGCTTGACCAGATCGTGACCGACCTCGGCCGCACCCTCGGCGTAATCGCGCGGGTCGGTATCGTCGGCGAGGCTCGAATAGCTGAACGTCTCCGAGTATTCCGACACGGTGCAGAACACGTCCTCAGGGACGAGGTTACGCGCTGCGTTGTTGACGCCCTCGGCATGCGCCGTGGTGTTGGTGGCCGGCACAGCCCAGCGACTGAACGCAGCGGAGCGGCCCGTCTTGCGCTTGATCGGCTTGGTGTCAAACGCGATCTCCGTCACCATTTCGGCATCGGCGCGCTCGATCATGCCGAGCATCGCGTACTGCTCGGGGTTCGTGGCGCCGTTCGCCCAATTGTTATACAAAGTGGTCATTGCGAATCTCCGTTATCGATTGCGGTTGCGCCACTGCTGGCGCTCTCTTGCGACTGCATCGAGTTCGGCGTCTTCGCCACTGTCCGCGGCGGTGGCCGGCGCGGCAGTGCTGCGAACTAACGGCGACACATTGGCTGCTTGTCGTTGACGCTTGTCGGCCAAAACCTTCGCCTTGGCCGCGTTCGGGTCGGCGGGTGCCGACTGGTCCAGATGCCCGATGTACCAGTGAATGGCATCCTTTCGATCTTCGATGTCGATGCTTCTCGCCATCGATTGAATGTGCCGCGACTGACTGCTCAGCCACGACTGAAAATCCTTGTCTGCGTAGGTGTCGCGAATGACTGGATCGGACGCTTCCCACTTGAATACGGACAGCGCTCGCGAGACTTCATCGGCGCTGTCGCTCTCAATCGCGGCGACCACATCCGGCCCCTGCGATTCGGCCCACGCTCGCAGCGCCGCGCCCTTGGCCGAGCCCGCGGTGTATTCGGTGTAGTCGGAATGCGTGCGTGCGAGGCGATCCAGTTCGGCCCGCGTCTGGAATTCGCGGAACCGTTCTTCCACCTTTTCTTCTACCGACTGAATGCGCTTGTCCGCATCCGCCGTGACGCGCATCGCGTGTTCGTACTGGAGTTTCGCGTCTTCGCCGAACTCACGCGCCCACTGCTGATATTCCTTCGACGTGCCGCCGAGCCACTCGTCAAAACCTGCTGGCTTCGGCGCCTGCGCCTTCTGCGGCTGCTGGTTGCGTGTCTGGTCGTAATACTGTTGCAACGGCTTCACGCGACCGTGTAGCGCGTTGTACTTCTCGCGCTCCTTGGCTACCTCTGCGGCCAGTCGGTCAGCATCCGCGGCCTTTTTCTGCGCCTCGTCGAAGCGCTTGCGCACCGCCTCGGGTAGCGCGGCATAGCCTTCAAATGGTTCGTTTACCGGCGCTGCTGGAGGCTCTTTCGCTGCATCTGGTGCCGGTTGCGATTCCGCCGCAGCGGCTTGTTTGTCCAGCACTTCAGGCGGATCGACATCTGCCGGCGTTCCGGTCTTCCGCGCTTGGCGTTCGGCGGCGATTGCATCAAGTTTGTCGTCGGCGTCGTCAATCTCGTTGTCTTGCAGTGCTACGTCATCGATCATCTAAACGGTCCTTGGTGAGCGCCGGACGGCGGTCGGGTGCCAAGCTTCATCACGGCCCGTAGCGCGCGGATTTCCCCGCGGTACTTGACCGTTTCAAGTTCCGGCTTGTCGGACTCCAGAAGACCGCGCAGTTCTTCGATGCGGGTGGAGACTTGTTTTGCTACTTCCTTCCACGTGTCGCTGGTCGGATCGACGAGCGGCGAGTGATTGCCCCAGGTCATGCGAGGATCGGCCCCGGTGTGCGATTGCGTTCGGCGGCAATCTCGACGGCATCAGCGCGTTCCTTCGCAGCCATCTTTTCGGCTTCGATGCGCGCCTTCGCGCCCATCTCTTGCTGCTTGATTGACTGCTCCCCGCGAGCCCTCTCCATGCCGGCCTGAATGTCGGCGAACGTGATGTCCTCTTGCAGCGCGAGAGCGGCGAATGCCTGCTCAACGTTCATGCGCGCAATCTCTTGCTTCGACTGCATATCCTCAGCAGCAATCTGCAACTTGGCCTGCGCGATCTGATTGTCGGATTCGACCTTCTGACCCTTGATCGCCAACTCCTGTTCCTTCAGCGCGATCATTGGGTCTTGCTGCTGGTTCTGCTGCTGCTCGGCCTGCAACTGCTTGACTTCCTCGTCGGTGCGGAAGATGTCGGCCTCGATTTCCATGCACTGCGCGAGGATTTCATGGAAGCGTTCTTCCTTGATCCGAATCTTCAACTCCGGGTCTTCCATCGCCATCTTGCGCAACAGCATCAGGCGGTTCGCCTTAACCTCGCGGAACAGGTTGTCGGACGTGAGCGAGGCGACGCAATCAAAGTCTCCCTTGATGTCGTCCCGTTCGTTGTGGAGCATGTTCCAGTGATAGGCGGACTCAGCAATCGGCGTGATCCATTCGTCCTCGCAACGCTGTGCCATGTCCTTCTGCGGCACGTTCGCGGCGTTGGTTTCCATCAGGATGCCGGAGGCGGTCTGCACCACTTCGGACGGCTGACCCTGCGCGATTGCCGGGAGGTTGATTTCCTGGTCAAACATCGCGATGCGGAATTCCAACACTTGCAGCATTTCCCCCGTGACATTGGGGAAGATCAGCGAGTTCACGATGTCCTTGACGCTGCGCACATCGGGATCAATGACGCGCATGTTCTTCGGCCCGAGGATGCGCGGGTCGTTGTCGTACGGTTCGACCTTGCCGTCGTACCAGAAATTGATTGGGCCGGATGACACCGCGGTGTTGTGCTGGATCGCCATCCATAGCGCAGTGATCGAATCCTGCGCATCGCGAGCGCGGAACGGGAGTGAGCCGCCGAACATCGTATCGTCGAGCTTGTCGAACGCATTGACGTAGTACGGCAGGCGATCGCCGTCCAACACGTACGGCTCAGCCTTGAGCGGCAAGCCCTCGCAGAACCACAGTTCGATCATCGGCTGCACGATGAGTTCGTCCTCTTCGCAGCACTCGATACCGCACGCCTCCATATCCTTCTTCTCGAAGGCTCCGACGTGGCGCCAGACTGCGAAGCGACCTTCGATAGCTTCCTTCGTCGGGCTCAACTTGTTCCACTGCGTAACGCAATCGCCCCATGCGCCAAGGTTCGGCGCCTCGTCGCGAGTCAGCAGTTCCTGAAACTGCGCCTTGAATTTGTCGAATCCCGGTTCCTCGCTCAACTTCTGGAGCTGAGTGCGGGTCATCGGAATGACTTCGTTGGCGTACTGCGCCGATGTGATCGTGTCGGTCATCTCGGGGAAGAAGTACCGCAGATCGACGCGGCGCCATGTCGGCGCAACTTTGTCGTCCTGCACCATCTCGTAACCCGAATAGCCGCCGCCTTCGAGATGCTTGAATTGCTTGCGCTTGCGTCGGAAATTCTCCGGCCCGGTAATGACGCCGGTCCCGTAGTCGATGAAATCGGAGCACGCTAGGCGTAACTGTGCGGCGAGATGACACTCCGCGAACTGGTCCTTGATCTCCTGATTCATGCGGCCGGCGATCTTGTCAGCGGCGGCCTTCGCCTCGTCAGGCGGCAGGAGTTCACCCGTCTGCGGATCAGCAATCTTGGGTGATGGTGTCGGCAACATCTGCACCGGAATCTGATTACCCGGCACAACCATGTTGCTGACGCGAGCGGTCCACAACTCGCAGCGATTCTTCGTCAGGTTCAATCCGGGCGGCGTGGTTTCACCCTTGCCGCCAGGGTAGCCAATGCGATCGGCGCGGGACTCGCCAATAATCCCGTGCTTTTGCATCTTGTCTTCAGCCCATCGTCGCTCGATGGACTTCTTTGCGCGGACATCCTTGTCCCGCTGCTCTTCCTTGCGCTTCACCAACTCGCGCAACTGATCGATGCGCTGGTCCTCGCGGAGCTTCATCTCCTCCGCAATTTCAGCCTGCAACGCCGGGTCAGCCGTTGCCAACATCGCTTCGAGTTCTTCATGCCCGACAGCGATCAGCGCATCGTTTGCCATTTAGCCGACTTCCAGCACGGCGACTTTTTTCGTCAGAGCAAATGTCGCGCCGGCAGCCGCGCCCAGCGTCACGTTCAGCGTGATCAGATGGTCATTCGTCAACTGCCCGGACGTTGACGCGCCCGTGAATACGGCGTTGATCAAGCCCTGCGCGGTATCGAACGAACCCGTGCCAGTGGCAGCTGCCGCAGCACCGTCGGTCGAGATCGTCAAGCGGCCATCGACGCGAACATCCGCCAATCCAGCGTAGTGAATTCGCGCCTCGTACAGGAACGCAACCGGCTCGGCGGTGCCCGGATCGGCGAGGACCGCAGTCACGTCGTCGTGCAGATCAAGCCCGTTGTCTTCGAGCAGGAACCGAACGGTGCAGTTCGTGGTTGCGCCGGTATCGTTGAGGATCGTGCCGGATACGTGGACGTGAATCGTGCTACCGATTTCCAGTTCGTTCGCCGGAACGGTGAGCGCCAGCACATTGGTTGCAGTCGTGGTGGTGATCGCCACGTCGGCCATATTCCACGCTACTTTGCGGCGATACTTGCGCAGCGCACGTTCCAGCGATTCGGCCTGAGCCGGCGCCATCCTTACTGCTTTTGCGAGAGTGCCCATAATTCCTATCTCCTTCTGCTATGGAATCCCAGCTCGACCGTCCCGGTGTGGGGCGATTGCGGGCGGGGTACGGGTTTGGTCTTGGCATGACGCAGGCCCATCACCAGATACCGAAGGGCATCCGTGCGGTGATCGTTCTTCTTGATGATTCGGCCCATCTCGTCGCGGCTATACATGCGCAATTCGTTGATGAGCCCGGTGCAGTTCCGGCCAATCTTCAGACGCCCTTCGGCAAACCTGACTTCCATCTCGCGCAATCCAGCCTCCACGTCCTTGTCGGCTGCGCGGATATCTAGACCGAGGTCGCGGTAAATCTTGATGATCTTGCCGCGCTGCCCCTCGTTGATCGCTACGCCTGCCGGATCGCCTTCGCAGGGAATCCACTCGCCGTGCTTCTTGAGTGCTTGCGCATGCAACGGCGCTTCAGCCATTGCCCGGAAATACTCGTCATAGACATAGATCGTGTCGGCTTGGCGGTCATGCGCGCCCCACACGCCAGCCGTTCCACCCTTCGCGCCGCCCGTGTTGTCTTCCTCGGACCCATAACCGAAATCGGCGCCAGTGATGCGCGCGAAATGGTCCGGCATCGGGAACGGGTCGAACAGGAAAGACGACTCGTCAATCGTGAAGACCTTGCCGGACCCTGCGTATGGAATGCCGGTCCTGCGAGTTTCGCGCGCCATGCCTGAGTAGTTCGCGAGTTTCTTCGCGATGTCCTCTTTGGTCAGGTGCGGCACGTCATCCATTGGGCACACCACGCGAGCGCGGCCAGCATCGGCCATCGATTCCTCAGTTAAGGACTGCGCAAGCTCGGGAAGGAATAGAAGCGCAACATCGGTCGCACCCTTCAATCCCGTGTAGGTCATAAACAGGCGCCCATCCGCGGCGTCACCGCGGAATCGGGACAGACTTTCTTCGTACAACTCTGTCGGCGATTGCTCGTCGAGCCAAATCACGTGAATGTTCGGACCTTGCCACGACGTGCGGCCCTGCTCGTAACTCTTGAGCCACAAGCGTGACCACTTACCAGACTTGTGCCTGATCGGCACCCAATCGATGAGCCCGGTTAACTGGTTGCTCGGGTTCGGCTTGCCAATGCATGCGGCCGGAATGATCCCCGTGCCCCAATCGCTGTCGCGGTAGTCATTCGTGCCGAACAGTTTGAATTGAATGATGTCGCGCGTGGTCTTGGCCGTATCGCCACCAACCCACGCGCGAATCGGACGCTTGAAATCGTAACCAGGCCACCACGCCGGATAGTCGCCGGTAAGGTGCGCCGTTAGCTCGAACCCGCCGCCCTCAGTCTTGCCAGTTCCGTTGCCGCCGATAAACGCCCTGTACTGAGCCCACTTCCCATCCGCAAAGAACTGAACATGATGGTGGTACAACTCGCGCCGCAGCGGACCCGTGTCCGGGAACATCCGGTAAAACTTCGTCCGCTCGACGTGATCGCGAAGCTTTCGCAGCCCATC